ACTCGACCCTGATATGAGGAGGAAGCCCCAGAAGGACCCGTAACTGTCTATGGATGGGCCACTTACGCCTAATGCAATCATTTTGCGTGCCCCGCTTTCCTTGGGTTTTCGCTCGCTGTCATAAATCGTAATCCTTTTGCATTTTAGGCTTGACTGCTTTCTTGTGATTTCGCTAGAATGGTCATGCCCCTGATTAGATCAGGTCATCCATCATCTCCGTAAGGCTGTCCACGATCTCCCCGGCGAATGTGTCGGGATTGGTTGCGATGTTATCCTCAAGGTAATCGCGGAACTCATCCTCCATTTCGATCATGAACGCTCTCAATGTCTCGATGTGATCCAATTTCATAAACCGTATCTTTGTCTGAGTCTGCCAATCGTTTCGAGCGCATCCCTGAATTGGCGTTCTTCTCTCTCCCGATCCTGATTGCCCCTCGCCTCAGTCTCTTCATCGGTTTCTGGCCTCTCGTAGCTTATCTCATACGATAGCTCGGGGCATCCGTAAGACTCGGTTGCTATCATTTCGACTTTTGCCGAGCCGTGAAATTCAACCGGGATTGATCGAAGCTGATAGTAAAGCCATGGAACCAACTGCCCCAGATTCTCGGGCGGAAGTGAGTTGTCCCCGTTATCAATGTCGTAAATGATGACTTTCTTATTCATGGTTTAATCATTCCGTGGAGGTTGCCCGCAAGGCTGCGGCCTCGATTCTGGTGCGGGTGTTATCGTCCATATCTTAGGCCTTTATCGTCCATATTTTAGGGGTTTAATTTCCATATTAAAAAGGCATGTCGTCCCCTCCGTCCGTTGCGTGTCCCGCCGTTGCGCCCGAATCGACAGTTGCGGTCGTTTCCCGCCTTTCGCTAATCTCTTTCCAGTTGCCGAGGATTGCCCCTCGCTCGCCTGCCAGCCGACGATCCTTGCCGAGATCCTGCGTGACGAACCCGAGGTTTCCGTATTGGTCGGCACCTTCTCGGTTGTCGAACAACACAATATCAATGTATTTACCGCTCTTGCCTTCGTAAATGGCGCTTTTGTCGATCTTGGTCACGTCAATTCTGATGGTCCTCATAAAGTCTTTTAATCCCTTATCGCGCTAGCGCAAGTCATTTCTGATTATGTTACTTTCGACAGAGCTTGATCGTAAGCCGCCCGAGTCGTTTCCGCTCATCGTCGATTGCTAGAATGGGATCTGTTGCCGGTATCGTTCATATCGCATAAAATTTGCAAACGTCCTCCCGGTGCCGGTTCACGATCGGTGCTCCCTCAAAGATTTGACGGCAGCCCTTGCAGCAGGTCGTGAGTGATTGGATTCCGTTCATTTCTCAATTCACAGGGACAAACCCGAGTCCCTTGCATGGTTCGCACCGCCCCATGTCAGCGCCGGTGCATTCGTCCAGCAGTCTCCCTTGTGAGCCGGGGAGGCTACAGAGCGAGCATTCGCGCATTTCGCCGCTTGCGTCAAATTCGGCGAGCAGTTCCAGCGCCTCCATTTTATCCTCCAGGCAATCAAAGGCATTCCCATCAATGCATTCTCGTAATTCCGAAATTATGGATTCAGCTTTCCTGGTGTTGTCGTAATCTGAAGGAAGGGGAATCGACCGCAGCGCCATCACTGCCTCTTGGCCAAACTCATGCGCCCCCGTCTCGCGGTCGCTTATCGTCGCCTGTCGGACGCCTACGAGGGCAGCGAGTTGCGTTTGGGTAAGCCCTCGCGCCTTGCGGTCGCGCTTGTATTCCGCCGCCCGCTCCATCGGTGTTTGTTCTGGTTCGCTCATGATGTTCAGCCCCATCGGGCGGAGTGCATTTCGGACCATTCTCGGGTGACTAGGTCGAGCCAGCCCTTGCCGTTGATACGGGTGACTTTCCCGCCTTCGCGATTAGCCATCCGTGCGGCGCTTCTGGCTGCATTTTTCCCGCAAAAGGAAAACGAATTGCGCCTGTCGGGGTATGTCACGACGTGGTAGATTTTTAGATAGTTGTTCATTTTTTCAATTCTGGTTTGGTTTGCAGAGTCGTCTTGACTCCCTACCGCCTACCGTTGCCGATAGGCGGGCGGGAATTTAGCAGGATCATTTTTTCGCCCAATAAAGAACATTTTGAGTGGTTTTCCAGTTGCCCCGCGCCGAGGCAGCGACTGCGCAAACAAACAAATCGGCCTCGCGCCCCGCTCACGAGATCATGTTTCGAGATTTCGGTCAACAAGTCATCCTCCTCTTGGACGAGGCGACTCGTGAAGACAACCTCAGCTTTGCCGCCGTCCTCCATCGCGTCGTAGAGATCGGAAATTTCGGTTTTCGTGAAGTTGGATTCAATGTTCATATTCGTTCTTTCGTTCTTGTTCGTCGTCCGGCTCATCCTTCCGACACCCCATTATCCGGCAACCGTTTAAAGGCGCAAGTGCTTTTTTCAATTATTCTCAATTATTTTCAGTCGTCGTTTTCTTCCGGCTGATGAGACGCCTCGGCGAACCGGGTCGAAGGCCCGTCAAAGTCCATCAGAATGTCTCCCCGGCGTCCACCTCTGACCTTGGCGACAATGGCCAGAGTCTGAGTTTTGCTCTCAGGATGGAGTAGCAAGATCGTATTTGCATCCTGCTCGATGCTTCCCGAGTCGCGCAGGTTTGAGGGTTTCGGCTTGGCATCCTTGCCATCGCTCGCCCGGTTGAGTTGTGCTAATGCAACGATGCCAATTCCAATCTCTTTTCCGAGTTGCTTCAGCCCGTTCGACAATCGCCTGACCGCATCTTCCCTGTTTCGGCTGCCCTCTTCCTCTTTGAGCAACTGTAGATAATCGACAAACGCGATCTTTACCCCGTGCTCGCTCACTGCTCGCCTCAGCCCAACCTTGATGTCGATCAAGCGCATATTCGCGCGATCATCCACGTAAATCGGATTACCCATCAGCCTTTGGACCGCGCCCGCGATTTTCGGGAGATCTGGCTTTTTCAGGTATCCATTCTGAATTTTCAGAGAATCGATCCTACTTTCGGCCGCGACGGCTCGTGTCGCCAGCTCAATCGCGAGCATCTCGGCGCTGAAAAAGGCCACTGGGATTCCGCGCCGCGCGATGTTTTCCGCGACTTGGAACGCGAACGCGGTTTTTCCGGCCCCGGGTCGCGCGCCGATCACCCATAGCTGCCCTGCATGGATACCGCCTGTCATCTCGTCGAGTATCGGGAATCCCGTAGGCGTGCCCGCGCTTTTGCCGCCATCCTCGAACCGGCATTGCAAGTCCTCGATGAAATCAGACAACACGCGCCCCCACGTTTTAAGCCCGTCCTCGGATACACTGGCAAGGATCCGCTTTATCCCGCCGTCGATTGACTGAGCCGCGTCCTCGGGTTTGATTGCCATGTCCCGCGCTTGCCGGATTGCATTTTCCGCGACCTCGTGAATCTGCCGCCTCATAAGCGCATCCTTGGCAAGCGTGAGCAGGTCCGGCAAGATGGCGCTGGTCGGCACATCATCGAACATCTCCCCGAGGTATGCAGGCCCGCCAACGGAGGCGATTGTTTGCGCCTGAGTCAGTTTTGCAATGACCGTCACGAGGCTGATTTGCACTCTTTCGCCGTGCATGGCCGCAAGGGCGCGCCAGAGCGTCTTGTGTGCCGGGACGTAAAAGAGCGCGTCTCCGCCCGCTAAAGCCACTGTATCGAGCTTTTGAGGCCATTGAAGGCACGCTGAAAGGATTCCCCGCTCTGCGTCGGGTGATGATGGTAAATTTGTCATGGGTTTTGCGTCAAATTAAAAGCGACGGGGGCGACCAATGCGCTGCGCGGCATTCGGGACACCTAACGACGTAGGCGTCTCCAATGTGTGAGTTCATAACGTATATGGCGTCGTCTGCCGTGAAATTGAATTTGCATGAACATCGACATTCGACGGTCACGGACTTCGTTTTGCTTAGTTTGCCTGATCTTATTATTTTCATTGTTTTACGGGTTTGACGCCGCGATAACCGCCGCTTTTTCTTTGCTCGTCAGTTGTGACCACTCAGGGGATTGATAGGCTCCATCAGGATCGTAGTAGGCTCGGTCGTCCATTGGTTCGTAGATCTGCTCCCAGCCATCGGGTGCGGGGATCTCGGGAGGTTTCGGGGCTTTGGTTTGCCCTTCGACTTCATTCATCCAGTGGCCCTTGTTTAGCCATGTTGCGGGATAGGGGATGAATTGTCCCCCGTCCTTTATCCATGCGTCGGTTTGCTTTTGGGATTGAATGGCGTTGAGTATTTCTTCTATGGTGGCGGTCTTGGTGGCTTTCCTGAATGCGTTTTCAGCGTCAACCTTCCCCAGCCTTCTCGGGTAGGCTTCCCAGAAATCTTCAAAACCCGCGCAAGAGAAAGCTTTAGCTTTCGACTTCTTGGTTTTTGTTTTTGTATCTGCATCTGCATCTGCATCTGTATCTGCTATGTGCATGTTTTGCGTTACCGAAGCGTTACCTTGCGTTACCGAAGCGTTACCTTGCGTTACCGAAGCGTTACCTTTTTGCCTCTCTTTAAACTTCCTCTGGCGCTCCGCATTGGCGTTTTTGGTGTCTTCCCTCGATGCCATGGCGCGATATTTGGCGTGGTTCAAAAGCTCCCAGCCTCCGTTTATTGGCAGCGCCCGACGCCCCTCATGGTCGGCGGTCCTAGAGTATTTGTCCGGCGAGAGGAACTTTACGATTGCCGCCTCGCAGTCATCGACAGAGACGCCTGCGACACGGGCAAGGCCGGGGATGCTGGCCATGACCTCACCGTGTTGATTTGAAAGCGCGAGCATCGTGATCCAGACGATTCGCGTTTTGTCGTCCTCGGTCCAGATGGTTGAGGTGACGATAGAGTTGAATAATTTTGTGTAATTTGGCATTGTGTTATCGGTAACGGGTTGGCGTTACTTCTAGTTTGCCCGAAATATCCCCGCCGCGCAAAGGTTTTTTGCGTCGGTTAGGATTTCCGGAAACATTTCCGGCGTGATCGGACTCCATTTTAGCGCATCCCGCAGGCCATCTTTGTATTGACGCGATCCGAGGCGAGAAACGTAAACCCTGCCCTTGTTGGCGAGGATGAAGATGCAGCCGCCCGTTCGACGCCATCGCTTCGTGGCCATCATCCTAGCGGCGTTGGCGTGCCCGTAGGCGATTGTCTCGCCCGTGATCGGGTCGTGAAGCTCAACGCTCAAGATACCGGCCTCCATTTGATGATATCGCATTCGTCACCGATCCAATCCCACTTATGATATTCAGGATTGTCCCAGCAATATCTAGTCTGGCCGCGAAACAGGAATTCAATTTTCTGCCCCGCCTTGCACGGCATTTCCCCGCCGTCGTGGTCGATCCATGGGGTTTCCGCCTCCGGCTCGCAGCCATCGGCCCATAACGTGATCGTCGTCGTCGTTGTCCGGCTCACCCCGAGACATTGCAGAATCTCAGCGTGTTTGATCGTGGGCTTCGAATAGCCGACCCGGTAAACGTAGGAATGTGATTTCATGGTTTGTAGTGGGTGATGTGACAATCCTTATCCTCTGTCGTGTGATTCCAAGAAGCTTTAGGCCAGCTAATTTTATCGCAGGCCTCTTCGCGCTCTTCGCCGTCTGCAAACCGGACCGCGCTGCACGTCTCGGGAATCGGGTCAGTCGGGACGCGGACGAGCCAGGTGTCATCAGGCGCAACTGCCGAGGATTGCTCGGTAGTTGGCTCATGTTTCGCGCATTCGGCGAGGAGGGCTTTAGCTGCGGAGACGGCACCTTCAGCCACGTTGGGGAGTGAAACCCGGTCCCACGCCGAACTTGCCAGCATCCCAGCCATCAGCCTCGACGCCACTTCTTCCAGTTTGGTCAGGTTGCTCATGCGCTCACCTCCTTCCAGCCGGTGAGTTTCAGCCTGTGAATCAGCGCTACCGTAGCCTCGCGCTCAGTCTCGCCGCTCTCATGATCGATGGCGAAAAACCAGTCGATTTCTGCCCACCATGTGCCGGACTGGTCGTTGTATTTTGCGGTTATGCCGTGCGTGTCCGCAAGCTCGCGCCATTTCGGGACGGACTCAGGAATGTGAATTAGTGTATCGTTCATGCTTTTTCTTTCTCCAATGCTTCGTCGATTTGTTTCGCCAGCCAGTCAAGGCTCGCCCCGTCCCGATCCTCGAAATAGAGAATGTCAGGAAATGCAATATCGACTTGTTCCAGTGCCGCTCGGAGCTGGTTGCACTTGCGCTCTAGGTTGACAGCCAGAATGGCAAGCGGGAGGACCTTTTCGACATATTGCTTTAGCGCCTCATCGGTTCTCGGTGTATCGCTCATGCTTCCTCCTTTATTTTCCAATCACCATCCTCATCGAGAACAATGACCGTGATTTTGCCCGTGCGCTTGACCGAGCGGAACGTAGGCTGTAGCCCGTGACGGGTAGCCCATTCGTCCATGACGGTTCTGAGATCGGCCTTTCGCTCCTCGTCCAGCGTTGCCGCCAGGTGAAATGCTATCGCGATGATTGCCCCGCCACACATGATGGCGAGGATTCCGGTGATTCGTTCGTTGTTTTTCATTTTTCGTTGTTCAAGATTTGCAAACACGTTGCGGCCAGATCTCTGGCCTCGTCATAAATCCGCGACTCATCGCCGCCCTCATGCACAAATTGAAGGATGGCTTGGCAGACTTCGCCCATCTCTTCCGCTGCGACAAGCCCGAGCGTTTCGAGTGGTTGATGTCCCCATTTTCCGATGTTGGCATCGGCCTGCTTTTGGATTCGTTCCAGTTGAGTCATGTCAAAAAAGCTCCAGTTGATTTTTTGCCGTGGCGAGGTTTTCACAAACCTGTTTAAAGTAGCTTTCTTTCAGTTCGCTGCCGATGAAGTTGCGATCAAGTTTAAGTGCCCCGTATCCCTCGCTGCCGATTCCGGCGAACGGTGAATAGACGGTTTCGCCTTGGTTGCTCCATAGCGCAATAGCCCGCTCGATCACGTCGAGTTGCAACGGGCAGATGTGTTTTTCGTCAGCATGATCCCTCGCCCCATTGCGATTCAAGACCCGCCCTTGATCGACTGTCATCCATACAGGTGATGCGACTTCCTGCCACCAGTCCACCGAGAATCGCGAGCGGTCTTTTGTGATCGGTTTCGGGTTGTCCCCCGGCGCTTTAAACACGAGTAGATAATCAGGCGCGCCCGTTCTTGAGTGCGACGAATCCGCGCAAAGCGTCTTGTAAAGCAGCCCGTGCGCCTTCGTCCTTTGCATCTCGGTCACGGGACTTTTCCAGATCGTGATGCGAGAATGCAGGGTAAAGCCGTGCTCCCAGAACGCTCTGATGATCTCGCCCGAGAAGTCCTGGAATCCGATGTAGCCATGCTTCCATTTCGTGCTGAGCAGATCAACGCAATGGACCGCGACCTCGCGACCAGGGACCATGATGCGAGCGATTTCAGCGATGAGGATTTTGAAATGCCCTTGGAACTCTTGTAAGTCAGAGCAGTTACCCATGTCCTGTGGGTCATCGGAGTAGGTGAACAGGTCAGCGAACGGAGGCGAGAACACGGAGAAGTCGATTGACTGATCCGGTATCGACTTCGCCACCCTCACGCAATCGCCGTGATGCACCGTCCATCCATTGCCGGATTCGGTTTTAATGTCTGTCTTGGCCTTTGTTTCCTTCATCCGTGACTCACGGAAACAATCCGACGCGGCTTTCATTTGCAGTTGCATTTCTTTATGTTGTTCTATTTTTCGATTGATGGTTTTGAGGATCGCGTCCTCGGTTGAGGCCTGAATAATGTAGGCGTTCACTTCCTTCTTTTGCCCGAAACGGTAAGTCCGCCTAAGCGCCTGATAAAAATCCTCGAACGAGTATGACAGCCCGACAAAGGCGACGTTTGAGCAATGTTGGAAATTGAGGCCATAGCCAAACATTCCGGGCTTGCTTATCAGAACTCGCACTGAGCCGTTGATAAATCCCTCTATCGCATTCTCTTTGTGCTTTGCGGTATCGCTGCCCTTAACCTCGACGGAATCGGCAATCGCTTTCGATAGCCGCGATGACTCATCATTTGTGTTGCACCATACTAGCCAGCATTGATCGGACGCATTTACAAGCGACGCGACTTCCTCGACACGGGCCGGTGAAGTCATCCTCATCTCCTTGTGCATTGTCGTGGCCGATAGCGTCGAGTGCCTGAATAGTTGCCCGTCATCAGCGCCGTCAGAATGATCAACCTTAACGATTCGCGTTTGCAGATTGAGCGCGGGGAGGATATAACCATCGTCGCAATATCCAATGTCAGACGGCTTACCTACGCAAGCGGCCCATGATGAAACCCATTCCCAGAACTCGCTTTGAGCGTGCTTCTTGAGACGCCAATCACCAGTATTAAAGGTGTCGTTAATAAAATAGGTGCACAGCATCTGCTCCCTAGTGCATACCCCGAGGAAGTCCGCATGCTGCCCAAACTCAGTGTAATCATTCGGCGAAGGCGTAGCCGTGCAGCATAGCCGATACGGAGTCTCAGCGAATGACGACGTGAGAAGCCGCCTCATCTTGCCTGTAAAGTTTTTGAGGATGGAGCTTTCATCCAGCACCACTCCCGCGAATGACTCCGCGTTGAACTTTTCGAGCTTTTCGTAGTTCGTGATGTAAATACCGGCCTCAGTAATATCATCTTGCGACTCCACTACCCTCGCGACGATCCCGAATTGATCGGCCTCCCGCGCCGTTTGACGTGCGACAGAAAGCGGCGTCAGTATCAATACCGATTCCCCCGTATGCCGGAATACCTGGCTCGCCCATTCAAGTTGTTGAATGGTTTTTCCGAGTCCGCAATCCTCGAAAAGAGCAGCGCGGCCTTGCTTCACCGCCCATCCGACAACGTGCTGTTGCCAGTCGAAAAGTGGTGCAATAAATGGCAGTGCATCAAATCCGTGAGATTGATTCCGCCGTGTTTTTGCCTCAATAAAGGCGTTGTAGTCGTCCAGTGATTTCATGATAAATAATCTAGCAGGGTTTTCTTGGCCTCGTCGCGACCGTAGCAGACGACGGCGCGGTATCCGTGAAACTTTAGCGTCATCAGCCAGCGCATTTGCAGCTCAGACACGCCGCCCATTCCTTTTGGTGTTTTTGGTTTATTGCCAACGGTTTTCATCTCGATAAAGAGTCCGTGAAAGCCCTGCCTCGCGACCGGCAAGAACAAATCAGGGACGCCCGGCTTGACGCCCTCGGCCTTCATTTTTTTCGCGACCAGCATGTTTCGATGGCCCCCGTTCGGGATGGCAAAGAGCAGATCAAGCTCAGGGATTTCCCGCGCGATAACTGCCGCCCATGTCATGAGTGACCTCTGTTCGTCGTGCTCTAGTGGGTAGGCTCTCATGCCGAACCTCCGAATCCATCCTGCCCAGCAGCCCCTCGCTTAGCCCAATACGGAAGCCCGATGATCTTTACCTCGTCATCCCACGGTGAAGGGTAGTGGCCCGTCTCGATCGAATGACGCCATTGTTCCAGTGCCGTGAGATACCACGCCCGCCCGATGGCAATGTCCGCACGATCAAGCTCTACGACCGCGATTTCATAAGGTGCGGAAGACTCCTGAAAAATCAACTTCCATCGATCTCGTTTCTCGCTGGTGCATAGGTTGTAAAGATCGAGATACCACGCAGCTTGGACGTGATAGCCAAAATCAGCGATGGTTGATGGCATCTTGTCGAGTGAGTTGGTTGTTTTTAAATCGACCAGAGTGTCGGCAAACTCGCCCTGAGGAACAAGGTCGAGCCTGCACTTTCCAACTCCGATGGACTTGAGCGGACCAACGCATGAAACCTGCGTGTCAGCGCCGTCAAGAAGCGCCCCAGCAAAGTGATGACCCTTGACTAGTTCTGCAGCCTTCGACGCCTCGTTTAGAGTCTCGCTGGTAATCACGGGATTCAACTGAGACTTTCGCCACGTCTGAGCGTCCTTCGTGCGGAAGTCAGAAAATGGCGATACTGAGAAGCATTTCGCCAGTTCATGCGGTTGCAGAATTAGGCAATCGACGAGACTCCCCCATATCATGGCGTCAGTCTGAACGAATGGAATCTCGCGTGTCTTGTGCCACTTCGCCGGGTTCTTCGCGAACTTCCAGAGCGTTGATTTCGAGATCGCGGGAAAGGCGTGATATTCCAGTTCCGAAATGTTGCGGTTGATCCCGATGTTCATGAGTGGCCCTCCGCCTCGATCATTTTAACGCAACGGATGCGGCCTTGCATTGCGATCGCATCAGCCTCCTCCCGTGTAGGATGGAATATGGGATCGCCCGTGGAGTAAAAATTAGCCCAGCAGACAAAGGGCGCAGGCTTAACGCGGTAGTCGCAGACGCCAAATTCCCACAACGGTGATCCTGTAAAGCGCCACTGACCACCGTGCGCTTGATGTTCCACGTCGGCCCCGTCACGGTGCGCGGTCACTACGGCAATGATTTCGTCGTGTGTCATCATGCCGCACCTCCCGCCTGGCGAATGTCAAACACGGCATTCTCGATGACTTCCCAATCGCTCACGATCATCGCGTGAATCTCGGGAGCCAGCTTGGAAACCGGCGTCTTGCCGTCGCCAAGCCCCATGGATTCGAGCGCCTTGACGATCTCGGTCGGAGTAATGGCATCGTCCGGAGTAGCGCCTGCCGTTTCCATAAGCTCCTTGATCGTGTCGATATCGGATTGCACGAGTTTCATGATGCGCTCGACCGGCGTATCGACCTCGGGCGTTGTCTCGATGGACTTCCACGGGTTGCCCTGTGGCGTCACATTACGCTCTGGCTCGGAGTCCTCAAGTTCATCCCGAGTATAGATCCCGAGAAGCACGTCAGGGAAGTGGCGCCGACAAAGCGACCGGCTCGAAAAGTAGAACAACTGCTGGTCAGGGTCGGCCTTCCAGAGCGGAGAGTTTTTCGTGGTGATCGAACTAATTTCAGGCGACTCATACACGACCTCTCCGCCGTCGCTCAGTGTTGCGGAAACTTTGCATTTCCGGGTTGATCCAGATCCCGAGTAAGCGACGGCAAAGCGACCATGGATAGGAGCACGCCGCAGGATGACGGCATTGATGAGTTGAGCCTCATACCCGAGTCGGTCATTTACCGAATAGGATTTATTGGCGACGGCAAACGGTGACATTTGCCATTCGCTCGCCTGAATCGCGATAGCCATGCAAGCGCCGGGTTGGTCGCGCAGGTGTTTCGGAATCGCAATCGCCGACTTCGACATGAGGATTGCGAATGATTCGATTTCCGTCATTGAGCGGAAGGCAAAGCCTCCGATGACTGGAAGATGATTTGATGTAGTGGTAGTGATTTCGTTCATGATATTTTCCGCGTGTAGGATGCGCGGCCCCCGTTGCGGAACGGTTAAAAATTGATTGTGATGCCGGATACTTTGCCCGCTTCGATAATGCTTACGATTGAAATAGCGATCGGACCGGAGAATCCCCCGGCCACCAGGTCAGATACTGCCGCCTCACGAATGGCTGTCCGGTGATTTTTGTTCGCCGCGAGTTTTGCGGCAGCTACTTTATCGGCCTCAATGCCAGCCAGCCGGGCAGATTCTTTCTCTTGCGCCTCGATCCGCGTAGCTTCCGCAAAATCAGCGAGTTGTTTTTTGTGCTTCTCCTCGGCTTGGATTTTAGACCGCTCAAGCGCCGCAATCCGGTCAGCTTCAGCCTTCCGCTCGGCATCCCGCGCCGCTTGAGCTTTGCGGCCTTCCTCCGCAATCCGGTCAGCCTCAGCCTTAGCAGCCCTTTCCGCCTCGATGCGGGCATTGTCAGCGGCATCCCGCGCAATCTGCGACTCACGGTCAGCCTGAGCCTTCGCGGCACTGTCAGCGGCCTCTTGCGCGATGCGGTCAGCTTCGACTTGCGCCTCGTGAAGCTCGTCACTGAGAGCATTCAGTCGGTGGAGTCCCGCAGCCCGTTCAGTTTCAGCGCTGGCTGTAAACTCCTCGAATCCCGAAAGATTCATGCCCTGGAGTGAGAAAAGCGCCTCATCAATTTGAAGCATGTCCCGCGATGCGATGGCGGAATCCGCGATCCCGCGAATCCATGTGACGTTCTCGCGGTGCTTTGCGACCCGCGCTTTCTCGCGATCCTCGTAATCCGTCAGCGGCTTCCGCACCTCATCCTTGAGGGCGTCGAGTTCCGCGACGATCACGCGACGCTCTGAGTTAATGATGTCGATTGTGGCGCGAGCCTCCTCCCCGAGCTTTTTCCCCATGGCGTAGAGTGTCGTTTTGGACCGCGCCACCTTGTAGGCGAGACTCGCGATTTCTTTCCGTCCCGCGTCAGTGGTGGCGTCAATCACTACGGACCGCGCCTCCGACTTAATGTCGTCGAGGATGCCGCGCACGGCTCCCCCGGTGTAGACTTGGATCGGGGTCAGCCCCTCGATGGATTCAATGGTGTATAATTCGTTCTTCATTTTCGTTCAGTTTTCTGGTTTTTAAAATGATGCAAGCGGTTCTCCTGGGAGCCATTTCAATACCTTGAGCTGTCGCCCTTCGGAGTGAGCTTTCATAGCCTTGAGTCCCAGCGCAATAATCTCATCTTGAGGAATCTTCCCTCTGTTTTTGTTCGACTCCCGCACGAGGACTTTACGAAACGCGATAGCCGATTGCGATCCCACCGAAGTTTCTAGCGCGTTGAAAAATGAAGTTGTAAGCTCCTGCCCCATCCGCTCGTATCCGTATGAGCCCAGGAACACACGACGAGTCTGAGAGATTATCCCCTCAATCGAAGCCCATCGAAAGAAGGCCCACGCGATTGACTCTTCATGCTCGCGGTATGATTCGAGAAGCTCCTTTTTAGACGAGCGATAATTGCGGGGCGATCCTCCCGCGCCGTAGGTTTTCCAGGCATTGCAAGCACTTGACGCGCCCGCGTAGTTAGGAATCCCTGCGTGTTTGAACGCATCTGAATATGTGCGGGAAATGCCGGAATCAATATCGGAGTAAGACTCCGCCGTCAACCCTTTGACTACGATCACCGAGGGGAACTCGTCAGCCTCAATGAATGCAAGGAGTCGGTGTTGCCCGTCGATAAGCGCTCCGGTGACATCAAAACAGATTGTCGCTCCGTTAAATGTCCACCGATTAGCCTTCAAGTCTCTCGCGAGAGCTTTGACGGAACCGGGTTTAACGCTCCGTTGATGTTCAGGGAGTGACTCTAGCCACTGCTTGCATGTTGTGGCTGATGTATTCTCGACGCTAATTTCAGCGCCTTCGTGTTGCAGGTATTCGTTCTTCATTTTCGTTCAGTTTTCTGGTTGATGGAGGATTAGGTCTCCTTCAAAGTCTAGGGTAAAGAAGGTTTCCGCGTCGTCTTTGTCGGGATCGGATTGGAGTAGTTTGAGAATCCTTCTCTCGGAAGCTTCGGACAGCCGAAGCATTGGCCAATTACCGCCGGGGAATATGTTCACCTCGGCGTAAATGTGAGCGCCGCGCTCGATCTCTTCCGCCGCCTTTTGTGCTGTGAGGTATTGTCTCATGATTGCCCCCACTGTTGCGCCATTGCGTCGGCGATCCCTTGGTATGTCGTGGATCTCAGCTTCCAGCGGTCATCGCTGGGCGCGAGTTTGTTCTGTCCGCCGTCCGTCTGGTTTGCCCATCGGGGCTTTCCATTGACCATTCGAGGCGGGACGTTTTCCGTTGGCTGGAGCTTCGGGAGGTTTTTCAGCCACAGACACGTTCGCTTGCTCGCGTCGTGCCCGAACTGGTGAGGATGTATGATTTGATCGGGCTTGCGGATCTTGCTGGAGATGATCGACACAGGGTTTTCCAGCGCGATGCGCGGGATGTTTGCCCCCAACAGCAGCCGCACGAAGTCCAGGGCTTTCTCTGTCTCTTCCCATCCGCGCCCGCGATTGTTCCAGTGGATTCCCGACACGCTCAGGTAGGTGCATGGAGGATGCGCTATCATCAGATCCCAGCCGTTGCCAAGCACGTCCCGCACGTCTCCAATGTAATGCGGGCCAGGAACGTCAGTGGGCAGCAGATCGCACGACATGGCATCGTGACCAAGTGCAGCGAAGGCGTCCCGGACGGTGCCGGAATATTCGCATGCAACGAGAACTTTCATACTCCCGCCTCCCCTTGCGCGGCCTTTACGGTCTCTCGGATGCCGTCAATTATCGCTCCGGTTTCAGGCCATGGGAGGATTGGGGACGGATTCTGCCGAAGCCGTTCCGCATCCATGGCGATCTGGCGCTCGATGATCGCGTCGTCTTGCGCGGCGTTTACTCCGGCGGTGAAAGCTCCTGAAACTAACTCTGCGAGATCCCCGTATGTTTCAAGACGAATTGAGCCGACTATGAATCCGTGCAGCCTATTTGCGGTATGCTTATGCTTAATCGCGTCGATTCGGTCGTTCATACTTCCCCCTTTACGATTTCAAGGATTGCGCCCCATGGGACAAACTCGGACGCAAATCGCTGCGACGAGTTAATCACTCTCAATCCCGACGAGTTAATCACTCTCAATCCGGTGCCGGAGATGTTGAGAATGGTTCCTGTGCGGACCTGGTTCGTGTGGCTCGATCGGTATTTCATCCGCGACCCTAGCGCCCGGTGGACGGTCATCGCGAGGATTTGTTGAGCGGGAGGATTCATGATCCGACCTCCTTGCGACCATGGCCGCAGGCGTGAGCCGCGAGGCCAGTCGGGTCGGCTTCCATTTCGTCAAGCGCTCGCCTGATTCGCCGCAAATCAATGCCCTCTCGGACGAGCATTCGAGCCAGTCCGGTAACGCTCCGATCCTCGTGTTTCGCAAGAGCGACCAGTGCGGTCTCCTCTTGCCCTTTAATTTCGATCAGAATTTTCATCCCCGCATTCTAGAGCGGGAATTTAAGGCGTCAACAGGAAACTTTAGAAAATGTAATATTTCCTTAAATCACCGAAACCCGCCCGGCCAATCGGTGAAGTCGTCGTCGCCGCCATCACGCGGGAGCAGCCTCGCCACCGCGACAACTGCCGCAATGACGAACAAAGCTCCAAAGATGGTCGTTGCGATCATGCCTCGTTGATTGATACGCGCCCGTCACTGGCGACAGTTTCGAGGCTCCCCGTAGGATCAAAGCCCGCAGGCCATCGGTAGGAAGTCACGCGGGACGTGTCGAACGGCTTGATGTTAACCGCGTCCCCTTGGTTGCCGCCAAGGACCATCACGTTTCCGTATTGGTCTTTGCCGGTGACAAATCCGACATGGCCTGAGCCGGAGCTTTTTGACCCGCGCCAGAAAGTGACGACCGCGCCCGGTATCTGTTGGCAGGGTTGCCCCCACTTTTCGTAACTCCGAGCCATGCCTGAGCGCGTCGATTTAATCCCGCAATCCTCAAGCATTGCTCCGACGAATCCCGCGCACCATGGCGTTTCATCATCCCGGAAAGGGAGTTTCGCAAGCTCCCACCATGAGAGGATTCTCAAATTGTGCCTCGATCCCGAAATCTCGCGTTGCCCGATCTCAAGCCGCGCACGACGCAACCAGACGGGATCGCCCGAGACTTTCGCCGGGACGATGACGCCCGGTGCGGCACGTAGCGCGGCCTCGGTGATTGGCCCGACGTAGGCGCGAGAGGCCAGCCCTTTTGAGACTTTGAACAAAATGATTGCCGCCCGAGTCTTCGGCCCGATAGCGCCGTCGATGGGTCCGGGACTGAATCCGTGCGCGGCCAGCCGAGTTTGGATCTCGCGGGTTGTCATGCCTGAGCGGATGCTAGTTTTTTAGCCGCCATGCGCTTTTGCAGCCACGACATGCCGAGGCCGATCAGGATGAGGACAGCGCCGGAGATCGTCTCCGTTTGCGCCCCGTCGAGGGTTCCCGATGCGACGAGACCGCCGCCGATTGCCTGGACTGCCGCGCGGACGATGAGCCCGGTGAGAGTTGTGAGTGAAACTTTATTCTGCATCGCCTAACGTATTCCCAAAAGCTCCTAATTTGCAAGTTGAATCTGCGATATATTAGGGGCTTGTTAGGGCATGGCTTCAAACCGCGCCAATCTCCAAACGATCATTTCAGCGGACGCGTCGCGATTTTCTGCGACAATGCGTAAGGCGGGCGGGACTGCTGCCGCTACGGGAAAGCGTATTGCTAAGGGGATTGCCGTAGGCGGTGCCGCTCTTGCCGCCATAGGAGTAGCCGCCGCCGCTTTTGTTGGCGTAATGTCAGGGCGCAAAATGGCAGGGGGCATCAAAAACGCTCTAGATCTAGGCGGCGCGCTGTCGGACGTGGCCGCGCAAACGGGATTGAGCGCAGGGCAGGTCGCTGTGCTTCAGCGAGCCTTTACCGATAATGGCATTTCGGGGGATAAGCTCGGCGGTGTCATCAACAAGATGCAAAAAGCAATTATCGACATGGGCGACGGACTCAAAGCGCCGACTGATGCCTTTGCCGAGCTTGGCATTTCGATTGAGGACATTAAAGACCTTTCGCCGTCCGATCAGTTTGCCCTGATTGCAAAAAGGATCTCCGCCATCAGCGACCCTGCCATGAGAGCCGCTGCTTCCATGAGGATTTTTGGAAAGTCGGGTGGCGAACTCAACGTGCTCTTTGCTGATGGAGGCGCAATCGACAAGGCCGGTAAGTCACTCGGGAGGCAAGCGGAAATCCTTGATCGTCGCGCCGGTGACTTTGATCGCGCTGCCGACCTTCTCGCAGGCGCGGGAGTAAAGGTCCAAGGCTTCTTTGTCGGCATGGCCGACAAGGTTGTCGATCCACTTCTTAAAATTCTAAACCGTTTTGACAAAATTGACTTCGCTTCGCTGGGTCAGCAGGTCGGTCAGTCTCTCGCGCCGCTTTTTGAAAAAGTAGCAGCGAACATTGATGGGATTGTTTTAGGCATGACGACCGCGCTTGAATACGCGGGGCGGTTCATTTCGACGCTTGCGTCGTCAGAAATCTCGGAGTCTTACTCTAAGTTTGTCCCAATATATTTCGAGTCGCTTAAATTGGGCGGAAGATTACTCGCCGAATATCTCATTAAAGGATTTGCCGCCGCGCTTGCATTTTTTAAAGATACTTTTTCAAAGGTGACCGTGCTGGACATGGGCAAGGCCCTATTTCGAACATTTGCAAGAATCTTGTTTGAAGTCGGCGATGCCATTGACCTCCTCCTAAAGGGAACGTTCACAAAGTCGATAGAAGGCGCGGGATCCACCCTTGAGGATTCGATTAACGCTGCCTTTGGCGGGATTGACTGGGGACTTAGCGAGGAAAGCGAGAATGCCGCGAAGGAATGGAAGCAGCTATTCAAGGATCTTTTCCCCGAGGTGAATCCGTCCGCTCCGAGCGGATCAACATCCGAGTCCGATTTATACGATCAGGAATCCGAGGATCAGAAAAGGCGAGTGATGGCAGACGAAGCGGCAGCAGCCGCCGCGAAATCGGGAGCATTCCCGGCATTCGGCACTGACTACGGACCGCGTGACCCATTTGAGCAAGCAGGGCCTTCAAAATCATTGATCAATAAGGATGTTGCTGCATCCGCCGCAAAATCAACGGAACTGGCAAGGTCTGGTTTTTCCGGTCTGTCGGAACTGGCGAGAATGCAAGCCGATAAGGCGGGAGGTTTTGCAGTAGGTAGCGGGTCTTCCCTTTCTCTAGCAAATCAAAAGAATCCGGGCGGAGCTTTTGGCAGGTCGTCGGGACTCCAAACCGGATCCCTAGGAGCTAAACGCAAAGTCGGCGGTGACAAGGAAAGCAAGAAAGCGGAGACGCTGCAAGAAAAGCAAGTAAGCTCACTCGAAAGCATCGACGGGAAACTAACTCAAGCTCTAACAGTAGGATAATATGCCGACTCCAATCTCAGTTGCAAATACCGCTTTCCGCGAGGTATCCGTTCAGGAAACGAAAAATCGCGGCGGCATGGATTCCGTTTCTATCCGATTGCGCGGGGCTGCATCTGCTCTAGCTGCCGCAAAAGCGACCTATCGGCGCGCCGGTCGATACGGATCGTATCGCACAATGGGAATTGAAACCATCGACTCAACCGAAAGCGGACCCGTTGCCGAGATCAACATTACCATACTTGGATTCATTGATACCATTGATTCGCAAAATGGAGTCGTCTCAATCACCGATGACATTTCAGCTCAGAGCGTCACGATCAACACTGACGACGACGAAAATATTACGTTTAATTATTTCGCTCAAAAGACATCGGTGAGATACATCAGCCGGACGGAACAATCCCCGCGAAATACGAAATACCCTGGTATTGTCCCGAGCGCCATCCCAACGGACACTTTGTTTCAACCTAACCCGCCAAAATACACGGGCAGCATTTCAGGCCGCTATAAACTGGTTGGCCGATTGATTTCATTTCAGCGGGAGCGTATTGCCGATAATGTTTGGGCGGTTGCCGAAACATGGTCCAACTTGATTGAGCCGGTGCAAGAAGTGGGAACATAATGAAAGAAAAGCCAGTATTTAAAAGCGGTAATACGGCGATGGTCGCTGGGCTTAACTCCGTAGCCGATTACGCACGCGAACATGGAGTTAACCCCGGCGGCTCGCCCGGATGGTTGCAAACTCCTGATGGTTGGAAACCGCCATCAGTATTTATGGCAGCGAGTGTTGAAAGCCCTTGGGATCTGGTAGCGGGTGAAGATGAAGGAACTTTTAAACTCCGCGCCCCCGTGGTTGTAGCTGGAATCACGGACCTCGGAACCGTAATCGTAATAGACAACACGCCAATCACGCTTGAGTCCGATAAGTTTGTAGTCCTCAAAATTGACGACGTTATAGCAGATCCATACACGTTTACACTCGCACTCAAGGAAGTAGACGAATCGGGCGGCCTTGAAGTTTACACATTTACCGACGACGACGAACTCGAAACAGCCAACCTCCCGCTCTATAAGCTGGCAGACGTATCTTCTGATGGCTCTGTTAGAGTGGGTGATTTCCACGCAATCAGTTATATTACACCGGGAATCAAAGCGCTGGCATCTCATCAGGTGCTTATTCCTGATCGTCCCGCCAGTGCTTACGTGCCGCGACTGGTGCCCTTGACATGATAAGCGATTATTTACACGGCGACTCAGGAGCGCAACAGGCGGAGGGAATCCATACGACCGTTCCAAGCGAGCTTGGCTTTTTTACTCTCACCCCTGATTCATATCGAGAAGGGGACGATCCCAGTGATGATCCCGCCGAAAACTTTAAAACAATAACTCGCGTTTCTCCGCTATGGTTGCCGCCGCCGCTTGCGTCGAAGTTCCTTAAAACCTCAGTTTGGAATGTTAGTATAACAGTCACACCTACGGGCAGCGAGCCGGATTTCATTTCAGGAACTTTCGATTACGACATTATTGCAGGAACAACAAAGGAGCTTACGATCCAATCCGGCGTTACAATTAAGGACGAGGTGGTAAATGAGCCTGGATGGATTATTGGCCGTGAAGCTGTCGAGTCCTATGGCGGAACCTTCGGCGGCCTCAATCTTATAATCACTGAGCCTACTGGAGATGAGTTTAATCCGTTCTTTTCCTTTTACGGCTTGCAGGTTGCCGTGAGCTTAGGCAGATGGAAACCGGCAAACAGATCAACGCGCCCGCCTGATGTAGGAGGAGCAAAGCCAAGGTGGAATAACCGGGAGGGATTAGATGAGGTCTGGATATGGGATCTTGGAGTAAGCGCCAATGTGGGATATTTCGGCCTCGGCGGAAGCATTAACCCCATATTTTCTACATCGGTTTTAAACTACGAGGGCGAAAAATCGGGCTATGTTAATCCGCCATTCGACGATGCCGACAACGCGCATCTGCAAGTGACCGTTTCCCACGGCGCGTTTTTCGAGGAATTTTAATTCTGATTCTCCGCTCGAATTGCGGGAATGTTAGGAATTGTCACGCCGGGATTTTCGCGGAGGTATTCAGCCCACGACTCGCGCTCCATGTTGTAGGTCCATGATTTCGACATGGCGCTTTTGATTTCTCTCATCGTCGATTCCCATTCGGAAACAGTGCGAGCTAAAAAGAAAATACCTACGGTCATCGCGCATAAAATCGACAGTGAAATCGGCACGATGGCATCTTTTGAAATTTCTGCAATTCGGTGAGTTGACATAATGAAAGTGTTATGAGATTACGCGCCAGACGTTTTCTGAACTGCGCCAGATGTGAATAGGAACCGAGCCTGACGTGAGCACATAATCGGCGGACGCGGTGCCCGATGAGATTAGCGAGACGCCCCCCCCTCTGACGATAGTGACGCTGCCCGATGCAAGTCGGTTTGCAATCCAAAAATGAGAATTATCAGGCCATGACGCGGATGATTGCGGGGGAATGGTCAGGGAAGTCGCTGCGCTCACCGCCTCGATGTAATTGCCGTTATGCGTCGCTACGCTGAGAGTCGCCACCGTGACCGGCGAGACTACCGCCAAGGGTAGCGCCGCGCTTGTCAGTGTGCCCGATGCGAGCGTAAGACCTGTGCCTACCGTGATCGCTTCGACCGCGCCAGTTGCCGCCGTCGATCTTCCCAAAATCCGCGCAGTTACCATCGTCGCGGTTGATGTCGTGATTAGCCCTATGTTAGTATTAAGGATGCCCGCGTCCAGCAATAGCCCCTCGCCAATCTGAATCTCCTCGGGCGCGCCAGCCGCCGCCGCAGTCCGGCCAAGAATGCGAGCGGTTGCCATCGTCAGCCCAGAAGCAGTAGCGGCCCCCGGTGCAACAAAGTCAGTTGCGGCCGTCGCCGTCCCGAGAACGCCAGCAGTTAACTTTGCAACGCCCGTTCCTGTCGCCTGCTTGAGCAGCTTCCCTGTGACGCCATCGAATAGTGCCGCGACCCCATCGACCGCCGATGCGATGCCAATAGCCGTATTTGGATTTACTAGTGCATCACCCGCGAAGGGTCTGAGCTTCCATACTCGCTCATTTGTCGTGGCCGCGTAATCGTCAGGCCGAATGATCGTAGGCGAATCCTCGGCATCAGTGCCGCTTTCGAGTCGATACATTCTCACCCAATCATTGCCGACGTCATCGTCGTAAAAGGCGACGATGGTATCTAGTGAGCGCGCAACTGTCGCAATGGAATCGAGGTCTGCGGAAGTCCCGCCTAGCTTGCTTGTAACCGTGGGCAGCCATTCAATGCCCGCCGCCTTGAGCAGATATTGCGCCGCGTCATCGCCCGCTGCCGGAGTGCCCTCACTACCGGAAATGATGTCATGATAGAGCGTATAATTTACGGGCAGCACCGAGCTGCGCCATGAGCCGCTACCGCCCGGCTGGAAGGACAATTCAAAGCCGCACGACGCGCTTTCGATGTCGTTTTCATCGTCGCCGCTGAGACGTGCGAGGGCGGTATCAATCGGAACCGTGTTGAGGTTGAGATAGCCAGTGTAGGTTTTTAGCACTGCGTCATTCGTCCATGACGAGTTTGCGGCAAGACTAACGCCATCAGAAAACGAGCCTGTCTCTTTGATCGCGCAGGTGATGACTGTCCCGCCGACGAGGTTTTCAGCCGTCCATGATCCAGATTGAATGATGGTTCCCGTTTCGATGGGATCAGATGATCGGCCAAATTGCAAAACGATCTCTTGACCGTCGCCAGCCTTCCCGTCGAGTGACGAAAGAGCCGATGAACTGCCGGGGGATTGGACGAGGTAACCGAGGCGAATGTCATAGAAAAGTTTCATATTTTAAAAGTATTTGAGGTGGGCTCAATGCTTATGCAATTTTGGTAATTGACAGTTCGGCGTAGACCTCAGTTCCGAAGCTGGCCGCTAAACCGAGGCCGCTCGTCGCCTGAGTGATCTGGCATCTGTGTTCCAGTCGTATTGTTTTGGCCCCCGCCGTTACGATCATGCCGGACGCAATGGAAAGATTGGAATTTGCACTGGGCCCCGACCTCGAAAAGGCGCATAAGCCTAGCGCGATGACTGATGAATCGGTAACATTGTAGATCCTGGCTTGATGCCTGTTTACGCTATAGCCAACCGCGGACGCCCTCAAAAGGTAGGTGCCTGCCGCCGCAAGAACGATATTATTCCCGGAAAGCGACGCGATTGCGTCGGGATCAAAAGTCTCCGTATTCAGCGCCCGCGTTCGCCATGCGCCGCTTGTGAAGGTGCCTCCGTCGGTTCCGCTGGCTAGCTGATGTTGGTATATCGCCGCCTTTGTGCTTGCGCCCGTCGCGCCCGTCGCGCCCGTCGCGCCTGTCGGCCCCGTCGCGCCTGTCGGCCCCGTCGCGCCCGTCGCGCCCGTCGCGCCCGTCGGCCCCGTCGGCCCCGTTGGTCCCGTTGGTCCCTCCGGACCAGTCGCTCCCGCTGGTCCTGTTGCGCCAGTGTCGCCGGTTGCCCCCGCGCTTCCCGTCGGCCCCGTTGGTCCCGTTGGTCCCGTTGGTCCCTCCGGACCAGTCGCTCCCGCTGGTCCTGTTGCGCCAGTGTCGCCGGTTGCCCCCGCGCTTCCCGTTGGTCCCGTTGGTCCCGTTGGTCCTGCGACGGTTGAGGCTGCCCCTGTTGGCCCCGTCGCGCCAGTCGCTCCCGCTGGTCCTGCCGGACTGACTGACGCCCCCGATACCGCGACATTAATAAGAGCGACAGCAGATACAGCTACTGAAAATTCCGCGTTAGCTTCAATGGTTGTGTCGAAATCCCCCACGTTTTCAATCCATTCAATTTCCCCTTGGTTGCGGAGGACGATATTGGCTCCGTCGTAAACGGTGATTGAGTAACCCGTCGATAATCCGGCTGTTGCGATTGAAAAGGCGTTTCCGTCGTCGTCGGTGTTTACAGGGCTGATATTAAAAGAGATGTTGTCTGAGTTTACGGTAATTGTTGAATCCGTCCATGTCCTCGGGCGCGTCTTCCTTGAGTTTTGATTTTTGGCCGCGAGAACGGCAGTAAATCCCGTCAAATCAATGCCCGTAAATGTAAACGTCGCGCCGAAATTAGAGCCAATCGGGAGGCGTAAATCGGGAATCCTCCCAAGTCTAAAGTCGATTGTTTCGCTCATGAAATTTAGGTAGCTGCCATGATTCCAAAATCAATTAATGCCTGCCTCAATGCGTTTGCTAGCGCTTGGGTAGACGCGGCGTCTGTCGCTGCGGCAGAATTGGCAACCTGGATTCCAGACACTCCGTTAATCGCTACGGCTACCGCGAGCGTGTCCGCTACAGCTACTGAAAATGCCGTAGCCGCCGCCGTAGTCGTGGTAAAATCGCCAACCTCGGGAATCCATTCGATCTCACCTTGCATCCGCATCACGATGACGCCAGCTTCAAACACAGTCAGGCTGTAACCCGTTGAGAATCCCGCCGTAGTCACATCGAAGGCTACGGAATCATCATCGACAGTCGCTGGCGCAATGTCAAAAGAGATTGCAGCAGCCCCAACGGTGATCCCTGATTTTGACCAGAGAACCGGGCGCGCCTTGCGGGAAAGTTGATTTTGAGCCGCGAGCGTTGCCGTGTAACCCGTCAAATCAATACCCGTAAATGTAAACGCGGCGGAAAAGTTCGCCCCAATCGGAAGGCGAATGTCAGGGACTCGCCCAAGTCTGAAGTCGATTGTTTCGGCCATGCCCTAACAAGCCCCTAAAATAAGCCGATTTCAAGGAGCGTTTCACTTGATTTTCAGAAAGTGCCTCGTTAGGTTTGATTCATGCGCCTAACATTTGACAAATTCGGGAGGATCAGCGATATGCCGCCCTCGATTATCCTCGGTGATTCCATTGATCTTGAGTTGATCGGGAAGGACTTGGCGCTTGATGCTGCCGATTCTTACCGCATTGTTTTGGCGCTGAAAGAGGCTATCCCGATCACGGTAGGCCGCATTACATTGGGCTTCGGCGCTGGATCGGCATCGTTTCGAGCAGATCAGGCCGGGGCTTGGACGATCTCGCAGGCCCTGAACGACCTCGATGCAGTCAGCAGCGAGGGAGGCGTGACCGTGACAGGCAAGAATGGGCTGTATCAGGTCGCATTTGTTGCCGTAGGTGCGCGGGATGCAATCACCGTCTCACATTCCGCTATCGGGACACTCGCGAGCCGGTGCAGGACGGTCGTTGCGGGATCTGCGGGCGCGAAGGCAGTCTTTGAACTTGATCTAACCGTTCAGACGCTCGCCGAGGATTCGGTATTTACCTCCATTCCCGCCCAAACGGCAACGGTTGAAGCGATTTCCACGGGCTCGGTGTCTGCGTTTCAGGTTGATCGGATTGCGATCTCAGATGTTTCGGCGGGCGGAATGTTCCGCATCGCAGTCAGCGCCGGAGTCACTACGGTTTGGATGCCTGTCGGGATTTCGTCATATCGGCTTGAGCTTGAGCTTGACGCAATCTCGGAAGGATCTTTTCTGGTATCGCGCACGGCAACGGCTGAATCCGTGGCCTTTGATCTTGCGCGGACCTCGATGGGTGTAAATGCCCCGCCGACGGTTCAATCCAATTTTCCCGCTAGGCCGGGTATTGCCGTCACTCTTGAAACCGGCCTGACAAAGCCGCTAATCGCCCTGACCGATGCCGCCGCGCACGTTGCGATCTTGCTTTTCGTAACGCCTACCGAAACGCTATTCGCGCAGGAGGTTGCGCTCTCGCCGACCATTGCCGACCATCCTGCGGCCCTGTGATGTCCGCAATTTCCGCCCTTGCTCGATACCGCAAAGAGAGCGCCCGCTATCTGTTGCAGCTCTGCCGGTTCAAGAAAACCCTGAACTGCGAGGAGTGGAGCGAATCAGTTCGCCGCATGGAGGGAGGCGGGCGGTATCGCCTATCATTCGCTCCGTATCAGCGGGAAATGATGCGGACCCCGTTTGATCCGAATGTTCAGATGACGGTATTCATGATGCCGTCTCGATCCGGTAAAACGGAAGTCATCATGAACATTATCGGGCACGCCATTGATGAATCGAAACGGAAAATCCTTGTGACTTACCCGACCATCGGAGCCGCTGAGAAGTGGAGCAAGGAAACCTTTATGACCGGCCTGATTCGATGCACGGAGTCGCTCGATAGGGTTTTAGGTGACGGCGAGGGCAGGCGGAAAAGCTCAAACACGATTCTTCACAAGATGTTCCCAGGGGGACTTTTAAACGTATTCGGCGCGAATGTCCCGACCGAAATGCGACGGGCGAAAGGCAATCTTCTGATCGCAGACGAGGTTGACGCATTTAAAAACACGGATGAAGGCGACCCGCTGAAAATCTTATGGGTTCGCGGGACGGAATACCCTGACACTGTGAAAATAGCAGCGTCATACCCGAGCCTAAAGGGATCTTCGCGGATTGAAGACATGATGCTCCAAAGCGATTATCGCGTGATGAAATACCCGTGCCCTCATTGCTCCGAGTGGTTCGTGATGCATCGCAATCAGATACGATACCAGAGGGATGCGCCGGAAGACGCATACATGGAGTGCCCGTCTAACGGATGCAAAATCACGGACGCTGAACGGCGCTCGCTCGTGTTGTCTCATGACAAATGGACCCCGACGCGGCCATTTACAGGCATTGCGGGGTTTCACGCGTCAGGAATGACCTCACCGCACCCCGTTCAAAAGGGTTTCAAGAGCCACCTTCATTACGTGGCGCAACTTGAGATTGATGCCGAGATGGCGGAAAACCGCGAGATGGCTATTCAGGTTTTGGTCAATACCTTTGACGCTGAGACATACCAAGCGCCCGAGGAGGAGAAGCCGAGCCCCGAGGGTATTGCCATGGAGGCTTACGATTTCCTCTCACGCGCCCACGACGGGGCCCTGCTCATTCCCGATAGTTGCATCATGGTCACCTTCGGCGGAGACGTTCAAGGTGACCGCGTAGAGCTTGAATTTGTCGGGCATGGCATCGACAACCAGACTTTCGGGCTTGGCTATCACGTTCTTTCTGGAAAGCCCACGGAAAACGCGGTGTGGAATGCCGTCGATAAGCTCGTTGAAGGGTCAGTCTTTCGGCATCCGTCAGGGAAAGATTTAAAGGCTGTGCGCGGGTTCATCGACTCGAAATACAAGACCGACTTTGTGCGAGCGTTTACCAGAGCCAGAAAGGCCCGTGGTATTTTTGCAATCTACGGATCAACGGTTCTTTCAAAGCCGATTGTCTCACCCGCTAAAAAGATGGCAGGCGTCACTGTTTACGAAATCGGGACGCATGAAGCCAAGTCCCTGATTTATCAAAACGCCAATCTGAGATGGGACAAGAAAGGCGACGCCCCGCCTGGGTATCCCCATTATCCCTTTGGGTTCGGATACACGCCGGAATATTTCAAGATGCTCCTCTGCGAGGATGTCGAAATGAAGAAAGGGCAGGATGGGAACTTTTACCAGTTTTTCTCAAACCCTAACAGATTGCGAAACGAGCCGCTCGATGTGCGGGGTTACGCGATGGCCGCAGCCCGATCTCTCAATCCAAATTATGCCAAGATCGCGCAAAACCTCGCGGGAAATACCCCTGAAAAGGCCGTAAAAGACTACCAATTAGATAAAACTCCCCGCAATTTCGTCACGGATGCCTAATAATAGGTTTGAAATGCCGATATATTAGGGCTTTGCTAGGCCATGAGCATTCCCTCAACGGCTTACCTTGGCGATACCCTGACATGGCGCGAAACTTTCGCAACGGGATCAAACGGAAAAGGCGTCTTGCGTCATATCGAATCCGGCGATGTCGTCGCAGTTGAGGCGGTTGTAGATGGCGCAAGTTGGAATCTCGACATTGCCGGATCACTTACTGATGGGATGCCGTCAGGGGCTTATTCCGCGTCGGTTGTCATCGACCTCGGAGCCACAAGGGAAACCCGTCTCATCGGGTCTATCGTCATGCGCCCGCCCGTGTCCCGCCCCATAGAAGAGTCTCACGCTCGGAGGATGGTGAAGATGTTGGAAGCTCACCTTGAGGGGCGAATCAGTGACGACGAGGGGCGCGGCATCGAAAGCTACACCATCGGAAACGTCCCTATCACGAAGATCCCCATCCCGCAGGCAAAGGAACTGCTCGCCATGTATCGCGTCGATTTAAAGCGCGAGATCGCCGCCGCTCGTCTCGATGCCGGGCTCGGAACCGGGAGAATGGTTTACCCAACGTTTGAATAATTATGATACTCGACCAACACGGAAACCCCGCCACATCCGGAAAGCGGAATTTTGAGGCGGCGAAAGCCACTCGATATACTGCCGATTGGCTCGCCACATCCGGCCCCGCCGACAAGATCGGAAAACAGGATATTGCCTCTCTTCGCGACCGCGCACGGGATAGCGAGCGTAACGACGGCTACGTCGAGGGCATCCTGACTGAGCTAGAAAGCAACATCGTCGGTGAGCACGGAATTGGCGTAAAGTCCATGTGCCGAAAGGCTGATGGCCGAAACAAAGGCGGGGTTGCCGACAAGCTCGACGTGACCGCGTGCGCGAAGGTCGATCAAGCATACGAGGAGTTTTCAAAGCGTGGAAAGTTTGACGTGACCCGCCAATATTCCCGCGCGATGCTTGCCCGTGCCACTGTGCGAGCCGTTGCCCGTGATGGCGGGGGATTGTCGCGTCTTGTTGAAGGTATCGACAAAAACGAGTTTGGATTTATGGTGCAGGCTCTTGAGATTGACGCGCTGAACCCGCGCACGAATGACCCGGCGAAACGAATCCACATGGGAATCGAATACGACGAATGGGATGAGCCTGTAGCCTACCATCTCGATAAACTCGACCCGCGAGGCGCGATTTACGCCCGCCATGAGACGTTCTCGGTGCCAGCCGATAACCTGTGCCACTTATTCCTTTCCAAGCGAGTATCGCAGTCTCAGGGCTTCTCGTGGCTCGCCCCCGTGCTGCTCAGGTTGCGCCACCTCGGGAAGTATGAGGAATCTGAAGTCATCGCGGCCCGCGTGTCGTCAAACAAGCTCGGGTTTTTCGAGACTACGGGCGATTCGGAATACACCGGCGCCGATGACGGGCGAGGAAATATCCTCGCGCCATCTTCGCCCGGCGCTTTCGAAACTCTGCCCGCAGGCGTGACGGCAAAAATGATTGATCCCGCACACCCTAACGCGGATTACCCAGATTTTAGAAAGGCCATTTTGCGAGGTGTTAGTGCGGGAATTTATTTGAACTATAATACGCTCGCAAAAGACTTGGAGGGGGTGTCATACTCATCGATCAGGCAGGGGACTCTTTCGGAGCGCGATACGTGGCGGATGATCTGCAAATGGTTCATTGAATGCCACGAGATGCCGATCCGGTCCCGCTGGCTTCGCATGGCGCTGCTGATGAATCAGATTGACGGCTATTCTATTGCCGACTATGAGCGGCTGAATCACGCTGAATTTTCCGGCCGAACCTGGGATTGGGTTGATCCTCTCAATGACATTAAAACCGCCGTCGCAGAGGTTCAACTCGGGATCACGTCGAGACAGGACATTTGCCGGAAGAAAGGCAAGACCTTTGAAAAGATCGTAGCTCAAAATGAGGTTGATATTGCCCTTCTGGAAAGTGCCGGGTTGCCATCGGACCCGACAGGAGCGCCGAAACTCGCGCCGCCCGTAACAAACGCCGAATAAGGAGGGCTGATGCTCAAATCAATAAACGAGATCGCTTCAATCGTCGGGGCTGACAGAGCTACGGTAAAGCGACGCGCCGACCAGCTAGGGCTTGCCGGGCAGGAAGGTGAGAAAAACTCAGTCTGTTACGATACGCGGATCATGCTTCAACTTGTGCCGGCCCCGTCGCGGAATAGCGATACCGGCGAAGGAGTGACGCTTGAGGAGGCGAGAATCCGGCAGACGGTAGCAGACGCCCGAGTGAAGGAGTTTGCCGCAGCGAAAGCGGAAGGACTGCTTGCCGACATCGAAGAATTGCTTGCCGCTCAGAATGCAATCTTTGATGTCGTGATCGGGCAGGTCAAAGCAAGCTCGATGACCGAGGATGAAAAAGAGGATTGTCTTTCGGCGATGGCGAAACAGGCGGAGTTTTGGCGGGATGTTTAACGCATCCGCGCCGAGTGTCGCCTTGCGCCCTCTGCGATCTTCTTGTTGATGTATTCCCGCTTGTCCTTTGCTACGGCATCGATTCCGCTTTGCATGGCGGGCTGAATGATGTTCGCCGCGTGCTTGTCTTGGATGCCGGAAATATCAAGAACCGCCTGCGGCCGGATTGAGTTTCGCGCCCTCGTTGCCGTTGGCCCGCTCGGCAGGCTACGCCCAATCGCGGACCTCATATTGCCCCCGAGATCCTTCGCAAGCTTTAGGAAAATGGCTTTTGAATAATTGATGGCCCTCACCCTCGCGTCGAAAATCTTTTGAGCCATTTTCGCATTGCCTTGGCCCTTGACCGCCTTGCCGAACTTCGTTGCGCCGGTTGCCGCGAGCGAGTGGAATAGTTTTCCGTTGGCGTCGGCTCGTTTGATGTTGTTAGGAGTTGCCCTTTTTGCCGATCGGTTAGCGTGAAATGCAACGTCGATAGCGATTTTATTCACCGCCTCCGGTAGCGTCTTGGACGTGTAAGCCATGTAATCCCGCAGCGCCCGTTCAAGCTCGCCGGTGTCCACTCTAATTCTCACTGAGTCGTTGGTCATGGCCTAACATTACTCCCAATCCTCGGCAAAATCGCCTAGAATCTCGCGAGCCTTTGCCTTGGCTGATCGCCCCGGCGTGACAAGCTCAACCTTCGGGATCTTCGCAAGCGAGATATTGCGGAGCTGCATCCCGATCACGAGCGGGAGAACGTCCACATAATATTCCCACGGCATACCGGGAAGCTCAGATGCTACTGTGGAAACGTAGTCTGCATCTGACCCGATCACTCCCCCAGCGTATCGCTGTTAGCGGACCCGCCGTGAGAATCGACCGTTGCCTCTACGCCGTCGATGTCGGCCTTGATTTGCATGATGACCGCAAAGGCTTCTTCGTATTCGCCGGATCCGCATTCGGATTCAATCCACCAGTCAAACGCCTCGCCGAACGCCTTATCGGGATTGAGCGCCGCCCTTCGTGCCCGTGTCGCATCGCCTGACAGTAGCCACATCACTTTGATCGCGCTCCGGTCGAGAAAGTCGTTTCCGGTCGCAATAACTTGTTCTCCTCCCGCAAACTCCATTTCAAAGCCGAACGGAAACGCCCTCATGAGCCTCGCCGCGTTTGAAATTAGCTTCGTCACGGGGTTTAGAGTTTTACCCCTAAAGTTGAACTCCGTGGCTCGCATTGCGGCCATGTCAGGGTCTGCCTCGCGCTCGATGTCTTCGATTGTCAGTGTTTCGCTCATGTCCATTTTTTTAGTAGTTTCTGAAAGTTTTTCCCCTGCGGAATGATTAGCGGAAATCTGTCATCCCGCTCAATTTTGATCGCCTTACTGGCGCTTTTCCACGAGTCCTTGAGCTCAAGATATTGAGCGACCCATGCCTTAACCCATGCAAACATTGACGGAGTCCAGTTGGCGTCAAATGCCGACGCAAACTTCGCCCCGTTGCGACTTTTTGCGGAGCGCATAAGCCCCGCGAAGTCTGACATGATTTGCGCGGATCTCTCTTCGGCGTCAGAGACGCTTTTAGATCCGATTGGAAACTTACCCTGCTCGAAATGGCGAATGGTCGCTACGGCTCCGGTGAGGTGCAGGACTTCAATGTCATCCGCGATCTTCGCCCATTCGTCGGGCGTCTTGCACGCAACGAGCCGGGCTTTGATTGTCGCTGATTCGGCAAGCTCCGTGTCAGGCGCAGCCCATACTTTAGCGATTGCTAGAGGGTTGACGCCCTGCCCGTCGCTCAAATAAAAATGGATGTCCCCAGGTTCCCCGCGGTCGTATTTCTTGAGCTTGGAATACGTGTTTGAAATGCCGGGTGTTCCCTCGGCTAATTCGATCCCACAAACGGCGCAAGCTGCGGCAAAGCGCAGGCAATGCGTCGGAATTAGAGTGACTTGCATTTTTAGGCAATGTCAGGAAATTTCTCAAACGATACAGATGCCGTGGCGAGCGATCCCCGATCCTGGCTGATTGAAATTTCATTCATATACCAGCCCCCTGTGGTGACCCCGTAGCCGTCAATGCCGTTCGCTATGGTTTCCGCAACTCCCTGAGCAACGCCAAGAACGCCGGTAAGGGCGGCGGTATTCACCTCGCCGGTGATAGTGCAAGAGCTGGAGATCAGGAAGTTGTGCACAAAGCCCGTCGGTGAACCGGCTTTGTTTTCAATGTTGATTCTCTCATTGGCCCAACTCTGTTCAAAACCTTGAATATTGATTCCGGTTTCAACGGAGGCGACGCCTTTTTGATAGTCTGCGGCAGATACGTAGGTTGGAGTTGGCATGGTGTTAGAGTGGTTGGATTGATGCTGAAAGTGATTGTGTTACGACTCGGGAGTTTTCATCTTCGACAACGCGAGAAGCGCCGATGAGTTCGACGGCCTGACCGCGAGGCATGACGAATGACCTGCCCGCGTTGGCCTCAATCGTTTCTTTAGCAGCGTGAGCCGTGCCGATCATGGCGCTCATGAGTTGGAGTTGAATACCTGAAAGGTTTTTGCATTGCACCTCAATACCCACGTCGAAAATGTTTGTCCCGATAGGATTCTCAGGGCCCGACTCCGCACGAACCCCGATAGATACGAACTGATCATCGGCAGAATCACTATAAGACGCGACACGAACGCCGGGGAAGGCCTCACGCAAAACCGCAAGAATTGAATCCTCAACTCGAGTTGAAAGGTCTGGTTTGGTGCTAGTCATTCGTTAATGTGAGTGTGAGGATTTTCTCCCCTGATTTGTTGATGGATGAAATGCGGTATTTCTTGCCGCCCCTCATCGCCGATTCGGTTTCCCTCGGTGGGTCTCCTCGGTTGATAATTGTTGCTAGGATTGTTTCGTCCCGGCTGTGTAGTCCAAATTCGGACGCCTCCATCGTGTTTGCCCCCACCTCGATATGCGCCCGGTAGTTCCGGCCCGCGATGTTGATCACCTCGCCGTCCATCGCGATCAGGTCAGATACTGCGGAGACTTGATCGTTTCTCGCGTAGCTCATTTGCCGATCAGGGTTTTTACTTGCGATTCAATGCCGCTCTTGTGGTCTTCGGCAAGGAAAGATTTCAGATTGGCCCGCTCATCTTCGACGATTGCCTCAACAGCCTCCGTTTTACCGGAGAGAGTTTCGATGATCGCTAGAATTCGCTTGACCCTCGTCACGCGATCCCCATCAGGTGCATCGCCGGAACGATACGGCAATGCACCTTTGCCGGGAACGGATGGCAGAGATTCGATCATTTGATGATTTCGCCGGTAAGAATGGTCGCGATATTGCTACCGCCCGCAGCTTCAACGGCGGCTTTGAACCCGGTAAATGCGGCCACATTCTGACCCAGCTCAAAATCGACGTAACCGGCCGCAAAGCCAGTGTCGCCGGTAATGGTGTAGGTCGAACCTGGATCGGTCGCATCGGCAAGGGTTGATGTTGCGCTGCTCTGTAGCGTGATGATCAGGGTTTTGGTCGCGACCAGAACGCTGTTGACGGGCCACGAAACACGGAGCTTGGTGCCCTCCCGATGCGGTCCCTTGCCGCCGATTTCGATAGCGTCAGAGGTAGCGGCGGCCCCGGCGGCAGGAAGCGCCTTGGTTACAGTCAGTAGCGCATCGGATGCGTTGCGACGATTTACAATGTTAGTGCTCATAATATTATTTCGTGAGGATTAGACGGTTTCTGCGTTTGACAGGTTGATGGTCGAATAGATCGGAACGCCGAAATACTCCTCCGGGAGCGGCGATGGTGAGCCGGTCGGATTGTAGGTCGTGCGAGAAACCTGTAGCTGCGACTGGCTCCGAGGAGTCATGAATATAGCATTTGGGTTCATGCCGATTTCACGGGCCTTCTGGAACGCTTGTGCGAGCAGAATGTCAGTGAGTCCTTTGCCGCTGTCAGTGCCAACGTTCTTGACTCGGATAGCTGCGTTTTTGTTCGCGAGTCGAGGAGTGATCCTGCCCTCGATCCAGTTTTGCAAAACGCGGAGGCTATCGCCGTTAGCGTCTTGATGGGTAACCTCTTTCCAGTCGGAGAAACTAAAGGCCGAATCATTGCCGTAAACGTGATCAAGGCTGTATTGGCCAAGCTCAAGGATCCAGACGGACGTTTTCGCGGTCGAGCCTGTCGCGTCGAGGACGTGCGTCGCAGCGGCAGAGGACTGAGCGAGAAGGCCTGGAGGTGCCTTCGTGTCGGAACTCATCGCGGTGCCGCCATACCAGCTTTGCGCTGCGACATGCTCAAGCACGTCCTTGGTTCGCGCAACGGTCTGGTTGAGGAGGAAGCGACCTGGATCACGCGAGGCATTTAGAACGCCTTGGATGTCTACGTTAATATACTCCGAGACGATACCGGTCTGGAAGACGCGGCTTTCAAACTCGGCTTTCTGGGGGGTCGTGCCCTCGTTTGCGTAGCGGAAAGATGCGGTTCCCTTTGTGGTCCTGACAGAAAGAGAAATAGTGTCACCGATGATGGTGTCAGTCGGGAAGATTCCGATTTCAGGAATCATCTGCACCGCCTCCTCGATTACAGGATAACCGATTCCGAGGTCGCTTTTGGCAACATCGAGAAGGGTGAGCGAACCGGCCATGGAGCGGTGAAATGTCACGCCACCGTTCCCAGTTAGGTAATTCCTCCCTTCGCTGATGACTTGGACGCGAGAAGGGATTTGAAGCCCGGCACCGCGAGCGCCAAGAGCCAGCTTTGCAGCGTTGCCCCATGCGTTTTCGGTGTGAGCGCGTGTGCCTACGCCTGCGTCCGGAATGTCTGCGGTTCCTTTTGGCATAGTGTAGGATGCAGATCCGTCGCGGAGCTTGCCGACGATGGCCGCCCGGAAATCGTCAACTGTTGCGCCTCGCTTGAGCGCGTCCTTGATGTCTTCGGCGGAAATGTCGAACTCGGTTCCCATCTCGCGGATCTCGGTTTGACGGGCGATTTCGAGACGGGCGATTTCAGCGGCTCGCTTTTCCAGGCGGGCGGCCTCGATGACCTTATCGTTTTCGAGTTGTTCGGCGCTGCGGGTCACGACTGGCGCAACATCAACGGCGGGTTTCTCCGGCGCGACTGCTGGAGCAACGGCGCGGACTTCTTCGGTTTGAGCCTCGGACTTTTCCATAATAATTTGAGTTGATAGTTGAGCGGCACGAAGGCCGAAAATTGAAGCAGCATCCCTGACACCGACAGAATCGTCGGCAGGGATTGAGACGACCGAGACCTCAAAAGGCTCCCAGTCATCGACTCGGTAGGTGTCTTTATTGCCGTTTTTGGCGGACTCGGAAAGAGTCATTTTGTGGACGCGATAGCCGACAGACACTTTGTTCCGGATGCCGTCTAACACATCCTGAAAGATTGCCTCACCGGCAGGAGACTTTGAGAAGCGGACAAGGGCCCGGCCCTTGCCTGACTTGATTGATGCAGATTCGACAACGCCGATCTGATTGCGGGAATCGTGATCAAGCAGGAGTGGTGCCTTGTTATTGAGCCTGTCGAGTCTAACAGACGCTGACTTGTGGTCGAGGACTTCCCGACCGAACCATCTATCCACAGGTGCTTCGCTGGAAAAGTCCATTTCGACCGTCCGTGCATCGGCGTCAACGGATGCGCGAACAAGGTCAAAGCTCCTCGTCATCGGCTGCATTTCTTGGGAAATTCCTGACATTAGGATAAAAAGCCCCTAATATATCGCCATTGCAAGAATTATTTTCGCGGGATGTTAGGACACGAAAAAGCCCGCCGGATTAGGGCGGGCTTTACGGGATCGGAATGGTGGCGGTTAACCTCGTCGAGCGTGTTGCGCCAAATGTAGAAACCAAAGGACAAATACCGCGATGTGAGCAGCCCAATGGATCCCGCCGATTAGGTGCATGAGGAGGAATGCAATGAGGAGAGTCATCGTGTCCCCTTCCCCTCAAACGCCCGAGACATGAGCTTCGACCCGATCACGTTGACGCAAGCGGCCGCGATCTTTTTGGGATCGACGAATCCCCATGCCGGAGTGTGAAACCCGACCTCGGCGGCAATTGCCAAAATGTCATCGTCGGTAACCCGGTCTTCCTCGATTGCAATCTCATCCTCGCCTGGCTCAATGCCTGAGCCGTTGCACCATTCGCAGTTGAGGATATCGGTCACGTTGCCGTCTTCGTCATGATCCTCCAATAGACCGGTGCCGCCGCAAACCCTGCACGGGTCGCCCGCTTTCGGGATTGGCTCGGCGATGTTCTCTGTCAGGACTTGCTTTCGTGGTCTGCCCGCGCGCTTCTTTTCTGTAATATTTTCCATGCCGCTCGTTTCTTTTGGTTTTCTGGTATTGTTTTGATGAGCCTGATTCCCATTTCAGGAGCCAAGATGAGATTCCATGCGGTTCTTTCGAGGGCATCCGATGCCGCAGACAGGCACGTAAAGTCGAAATGATTGGCGACCGCTGCCGTTGATGTGCCGGGGTGACCCTCGATCCATGCGATTATTCGGAGCTGTCGGTCGGTCATGCTGAGTATTCGAGGGCTACAAGGCGATAAATCGGAATTTCACCATCGCCGCAAAATAAAAAGCCGCCCGGAAGCAATGCCCCCAGGACAACTGGTAAAATGATTCTAGCGTTAGATTCATTTTACCACATCTAAGGCGACTTTGCAACCGGCGGGATCATACACCGCCATGACAAATTTATCAATCGAGGAGGCCAAGGAACGGCTTCCCGAAAGATAGGTGGACACGAAAGGCGGCGCTGTCCATTTATCCGCCCTCTCATGTTGGGTATTATCCCTTCATGACCCCAACTCTACACCCAAAAGAAGACCGCCAACTGTCCCGCAAGGAACTGTCTGCGCGGTGGAACCTCTCGACTAAAACCCTCAAGCGCCGCGAGAAGGAGGGCATACTCCGCCCCTTGTCATTCGGAGCGCGGACGGTGCGCTATCGTCTCTCGGAAATCCTGGCCATCGAGGAGGACGCCGCCGCAAAATAAAAAGCCGCCCGGAAGCAATGCCCCCGGACGGCTGGTAAAATGATCTAACGCTAGATTCATTTTACCACATCTAAGGCGACTTTGCAACCGGCGAAACGTCATGAATAATTTATCACTCGACGAGGCCAAGGAACGGCTTCCGCTTCGCGAGCTGGCCCGTAGCCTGGGGCTTGAGGCACCCGATCGGGACGGGCAGACCTTTCAATGCTGGTTCGCCGCCACCCGCCACGCTAACACCCCGCGAAAATCTAACATCCCGCGAAAATAGTTGTTGCAATGGCGATATATTAGGGGCTTCTTGGCTAGGATGAGAAACGCCACTGAATCCAATACCGTCAAAGCCGTATGGCTGAGAGTTCCACAAGCCGTTCAACTTACTGGGCTAAGCCGCTCCAAGGTTTACGAGCTGATATCTTCCGGAGCGATCCGAAGCGCCAGCCTGAGAGCTCCGGGGCAAAAGCACGCCACCCGATTAATTGATCGGGCCGCCTTGCTCGCCTTCATCGAGTCGCACGTTGAAACCAAATAAAAAGCCGCCCGGAAGCAATGCCCCCGGACGGCTGGTAAAATGATCTAACGCTAGATTCATTTTACCACATCTAAGGCGACTTTGCAACCGGCGGGATCATACACCGCCATGAATAACTCACATCACACCGCACCACTCCCTGTCACCCTCGACGCCATTATCGCAGAGGGGGGAAAGCCATAAGCTGCGAAAGCTGCGAAAGCTCACCCTTCCACACCCTTTCGCAGCTTACGCAGCTTACGCAGCTTACGCAGCTTACGCAGCTTATGGCACGGGGGTAAAAGCTGAGTAAGTAAGGATTAAACAATCGACATGACCACCTCGACCGCCACCTCGACCGCCACCTCGACGAGTCTCTCGCAATAACCCGCTGGCTTAAAGATTCTTGTCATTGGAACCTTGCCGCCATCGTCCACACGGGAAACAAATCTCTTCATTGCTGGTTTGACCATCCCAGCGAGACCGTCCTCGCCGGATTCCGCGAGACCTTACCCGTCCTAGGAATCGACCCGAGCTTGATCGGGCACCCTGAGCATCCGGCACGACTACCGGGGCAGGTTCACGACAAGAGCGGGAATAAAAGCCGCGTCCTATATTTGCGCTGACATGGCCACCGCTGACCAATTCCCCAAAGCGCCGCCGCTACGGTTTGAACTGACCGAGGAGCAAGCCGCCCTCGTGGACGCCGCCAAGCCTGCCGGAGGTGTTGCGATTGTTGTCGGATACGCACACCGCCACCCATGGCCGGACCCGGAGAGGTTCACCCTTTGCGCCTGGTTCGTGACGATGCCAAAAGCTGAGGCCGCGTTAATGGCGGGCGGGATCATGGCGACGGGCAGGCCGAAGGTGAAGGCACCTCGACGGGGGAAAAGCTGAGCTGGCGTTGCGTTTAATGCAAGTTACTTGCAACTAGCGCTTGTCGTCAACTCGACCC